TATCAGCAGCACCTTCTCCGGCTTGATTCCAACCCTCGCCGCTTTCGATAAGCTAGGCTTCAAGGTTGCTGGGGTCACCGAGGTCAACGCGAACTACACCGATTGGATGACCAACGAAAGAGCCAAGGTTCCCGCCATCCGCATGATGAGCATTTAAGGGAGGACAACACCATGACGGAAAAACAAATCAAGCAGATCAAAGCCCAGCTTCCCCAGGGGGAACGCATCGACAGAATGTACAGTGCCTACGAGGGCGGCATTCGCGTCATCACCAAGAAGAAGGACGGCACTGAGACCCGATACCGTGTCCACTTCGATGCTGAGTTCAACGCCAGTATTGAGCGCTTTTAAGGAGGACGAGGACGCATCATGTGGAAAGAAGGAAGTCTTAAAGTTTACAACAGCATCTTCCACTACTGGATGAAAGTTTTTGATGACCCCTCCCAGTTCGGGATTGATGGTGGTCGCATTTCCAAGCTGATGATCAAGCGGAACGGCGAAATCGTATGCAACTACGATAGGAGTTGGGACATTGAACCCACTGATCCCGACACCCAACTTGCCTTGGAAATCTTGCTCCACGGCAACAACTACTAACCACAGCTAATCCAATAGCCCTGGGACTGAGCCGAGAGGCTCTGTTCCTCGTATATGGAAATCATATTGTTACATATTTTTTGTAGTCGCACCGATAACGGTGGCGGCTATTTTTTATACCCTTCCGAAGGAGGTGATCGTATATCAGGAAGCTGAAGAAATACACGCCTACCAGGTTCATGGCCAAAGGCTCTCACTACGACAAAGCCGCTGCTGACTATGCTGTCGGTTTCATCGAATGCCTGTGCCACACCAAAGGCACCTGGGCTAGGAAGCCATTTGAACTCATTGACTGGCAGGAACAAATCATTCGGGACATTTTCGGAACGCTGAAGCCCAACGGCTACCGCCAGTTCAATACTGCATACATCGAGATTCCCAAGAAGCAGGGAAAGTCAGAACTGGCAGCGGCAGTCGCACTATTGCTGACCTGCGGTGACGGCGAGGAACGCGCCGAAGTGTATGGCTGTGCCGCTGATCGACAGCAGGCATCCATCGTTTTTAATGTTGCCGCCGACATGGTGCGTATGTGTCCGGCACTCTCCAAGCGAGTCAAAATTCTGGACTCCCAGAAGCGATTGATCTATCTTCCCACCGGGAGCATCTATCAGGTGTTGTCTGCCGATGTAGGCAACAAGCATGGTTTCAATACCCATGGCGTGGTATTTGATGAGCTGCACACCCAGCCGAACCGGAAGCTGTTTGATGTCATGACCAAGGGCTCCGGCGATGCCCGGATGCAGCCGCTGTATTTCCTCATTACAACTGCTGGCAACGATACCAAGTCCATCTGCTATGAAATACACCAGAAGGCAAAGGACATCATTGCAGGCAGAAAGATCGACCAAACATTTTACCCGGTCATCTACGGTGCGGATGAATCCGATGACTGGACGGACCCAGCCACTTGGAAGAAGGCAAATCCATCCCTGGGTATCACGGTTGCCATCGACAAGGTCAAGGATGCCTGCGAATCCGCTAAGCAGAACCCCGGCGAAGAGAATGCTTTCCGTCAGCTACGACTGAACCAATGGGTCAAACAGGCGGTACGCTGGATGCCCATGGAGAAATGGGATCGATGTGCCTTTGCCGCCAATGAGGATGACTTGGAGGGCCGTATCTGCTACGGTGGTCTGGACTTGTCCTCCACCACCGACATCACTGCATTTGTTCTGGTATTTCCTCCCAGCGATGAGGATGATAAATTCATTATTCTGCCGTATTTCTGGATACCTGAAGATAACATTGACCTTCGTGTCCAGCGAGACCATGTCCCCTACGATGTGTGGGAGCGACAGGGTTACCTTCAGACCACTGAGGGCAATGTGGTTCACTACGGCTACATTGAGAAATTCATCGAGCGGCTGGGTGAGCGGTTCAACATCCGGGAGATTGCCTTCGACCGTTGGGGCGCTGTCCAGATGGTTCAGAATCTGGAAGGCATGGGCTTTACAGTCGTTCCCTTCGGTCAGGGCTTTAAGGATATGTCACCGCCCACCAAAGAACTGATGAAGCTGGTTCTGGAAGAAAGGATTTCCCATGGTGGTCACCCGGTGCTTCGGTGGATGATGGACAATATTTTCATCCGCACGGACCCGGCTGGCAACATCAAGCCGGATAAGGAAAAATCCACAGAAAAAATCGACGGTGCCGTTGCCACGATTATGGCATTGGATAGAGCCATTCGCTGCGGCAACGACACCAGTGAGAGTGTCTATGATACAAGAGGATTATTGGTTTTCTGATTCTTCGGAAATGTCTACGCCGACAGGATGACCGCCGGTTTTGTAGCAAAGCCCGTTACTGGTTTCAACCATAGGTTCACCGAAAACATAGTCACCATGGAAATAGGCTGCAATATCTATTTCCAGTGCCTCCAGAACGCGGCAAGCCATGTTGAATGTTGCAGAGGAGAGCTTGCGGTCACCGCTTTCAAAACGCTGGTAGCTTGACAATGGCATTTTTGCCCTCTCAGCAACCTGTTTTTGCGTTAACCCCAAAACCAGTCGGCGTTCATATAGAATGCCACGATCATCGGGGTGGATTGTTTGGAATCCGTCTAAGCTGATTTCTTTAATCATTATATTTACCTCCTGTTTTATACCGCCACCTGGTAGTATCTGTACTGAACAGCATACTACCAAATGGCGGTAAAGTCAATATCAAAGGAGAGCGAAACATGAATTTATTCAAAAGGTATTCTTCATACACGGGACGCACCTGAAAATAGAACCAGTGGAAGTAGCTATAGCTTCTTAATGGGCAGAACTACATCCGGCAAACGGGTAAACTCTATGCAGATGACAGCGGTGTACTCCTGTGTCCGTGACAGAGGCCTTTTATTTCTCTGAATTCCTATCCCGTTCTCTTCTTCCGATAAAATCCCTGTTGCATATTCTGTGTAATATGATATAATACTATCAAGAAATTGATATGTAGGAGGGTACAGTATGCAAATCAGACCATCTTCCGCATTGCGAAATGAATACACCCAGATTTCAGAGTTGGCCAGAGCGTCTGGTGAACCAATCTTTATCACCAATAAAGGTGAAGATGATGGGGTATTCATGAGTATGGCAGCATATGAGGAACGGGAAAAAATGTTCCGTCACCGGGATGCCATTTATGCCGCAGAGATGAGCCGCCTGAGTGGGGAACCCACTTTGACGCCGGAGCAGCTCCATGGTAGAATGGAGGCGCTGTTCGATGCCTACGAAGGTTAAGATTGAATACCTCTCCCCCGCTGTTTCCGATATGGAGGAAATCGTAAAATTTCATATCACGAATGTAGGTGTACCTTCTGCCAGGAAGATTTATGCCACGATGGAAGCGACCATCGGGAAACTATCCGACTATCCGCTGATGGGTCAGACACATCCTGACCCGCTCCTGGCTGCGCAGGGATTCCGAAAGCTGGTACTGACCAACACTTATGTTGCAATCTATAAAATCATTGACAATACCGTGTACATCTACCGGGTAGTCAATGGGAAAACCAACTATCCCCAGCTTTTGAAATGATCCCGCCTAACACAGACTTTATTTCTCTGACCAAGCAGTTTCCGGCTTTGCATATCCCTGTTGAAATGGTGGTATCTTCATAATAAAAATATCTACCGAATAGGGGGATGTTTCTATGCGTTCAAGGATTTCTATCCGGCCTTCAAAGGACATTCGTACGAACTATGCCCAGATTTCTGCGCTCACCAGACAAAATCCGGTAGCAATTACCGTAAATGGCAAGGAAGATACGGTTCTTCTGAGCCATGAGGATTTCCAAGAGCAGCTCCACTATATCAGTGAACTGGAAGCAAAGCTGAGTGTGTATTCCCATCTAGCACAGTCGATGGATGACATCAAACTCGGCAGGGTGAATTCTGCGGAGGATACTTTCGCCGATGTTCTCAGTGAATTAGGGAATCTGGACATATGAATCACAGAATTGTATTCACGAACACAGCCTATGTCATGGCGATTTTTAATGGGAAGCGCGACGATATGCGTGTCATGAAGAAATTCCTGTAAACACCAATCATTCTTGAGAGCGTCTATCGGAAACGGTAGGCGCTTTTCTTATGCCCTTTTCAAAGGAGAGTGACATCTATGCGTATTTTTACTGGGCTATTCCGATCCCGGGACAAGCCCCAAAACAGAACCGCAGGAAGCAGCTACAGCTTTTTCATGGGCGGCTCTGCTTCTGGCAAGCAAGTAAACGAACGGACTTCTATGCAGATGACGGCGGTCTACT